TTGAAATGCCCTATATTAATTGTTTCGTGCTTCATTACTTCTACCATCTCCCGAATAGCATTGGCTTTAATACGTTTTATATCTTTAGCTACTATATGTTCGGGTTGATATTTAGTTTTCATTGTTCAATGCCCCAAGGTTTGATGCCCCTACTCTTTAACCAACCGTAGTAGTACCCTTGCATGGTGCTTCTCTTTGTAGAGATGCCTAGTACCTTGTGTATGGCTGAGTAAGACTTGTGCTCACCCCTCATGTCATGTACTTGTCTTGCTAATCTGGGATTCATTCTCATATCACTTCTCCAAAAATTTGCACAGTTTTTCTCAGAATCCGAAGAACTCTGTTCGTTGTTTATCACCAAGGAAGAATACAGGTACAGTTGCGTATGGGCTAGGTAACTCCCATAGAACAGGGTAACCATCGCTGTCTAGTTCTCGTGTCATATGGAGCAATCTACCTCTCTCTGTAATCTTCTCCCACTTCTCAGATGCATCCGAAGGAGTGCTACATTCTTTTGCCATCTCGTCTAAGACAACATTTATCATTTCCTGTTCTTTCATCCTTGGGTTAATCATCCGCTCAGCTTTCACTTTGCCTATACCTTTGACACCTTCAATGTTATCTGAAGTGTCACCTACAAGCATCTGTCTATAGAAATTACATAGGGCTTCTTGCTCAGTAATCTCATAGAACTTGAAAGTATCGTAGTTAAAGTGATGACCTGCTACGGTGTCTAGGTCTTTGTCTATGTGAGCTATACAAGTACTTCCATCGGTCTTCTGGTGCATGGTTACCACATCATCAGCTTCTAGACCTTCAACTACATGAGCACCGTATTGCTCTACTAAGTAAATAAAGCAAGATGGATGATGTACAGGTTTAGGTGCTCGGTTACCTTTGTAGGGCAGAGATGTAGCTAGTTTATGTCTAAAGTTTTCCCCTCTGGTTAGATACAGGGAAAAGGAATCTGGTTTTGTTTCGTCTAGAATAGTGTCTATCTTTAGTTTCAATGCATGAATAGCGTTGATAGCGGGTTCAACGTGAGTAACTTCATGTGTCCACTCAAAGTCTCCCCAAGAAGCATCCATATTCTCAACGAATTCCATCATGTCTTTCTTGTATTGGAATCTCATAACCTCTCTATCGTCTATAGAGACTATGTATTCTTTTGTTTCACATGGACAAGCCGCTTTGTATATTAGGCTATCAGCGTCTATCAGTAAGTGCATTGTGTCTATCCTCTGTCTAGTTAAATCGAAGGGGTAGCCCGCAAAAACTATCCCCTTCATCTCAAATATAAAAAAATGTGCTGACTAATATATTTGTGCCTTATAAGTTGTTTTCCTATTGCTAGGTAGTGACCGAATGTCACCCCGATATACACAGGTAAATTTCGACAAAAACCCTATGCATATCAGGCTGAGTATCAGCGTCTCTTCTTTTGACGACCCACTGAGAGAATAGTGGGAGGAGTTTGTTTCATCGTCAGGATTAATCGTGTGGACTCTCAGGGGTTAATGGTTCAAACCCTACGGATGTTGGGGCATCAGCACCATCTTCGTTATCCTCAGCCTCGTAAGGAACCAAGTTAACTATCTGGACACCTTCAAGGTATGCTCTAGTCTTACCCTCTGAACGACCTCTGGTGTACTTAAAGGTACGATACTTGACGTATACCTCGCTACCATTACCAAGTAAAACATTGGTAGGGCTTGCATTCTGGTCTACGAACAAAGGTTTAGGTGCGTCCGTTCCATCGGCTTTCTTAGCAGGGCAATTTAGCTTAATGGTGTACTTACCCTTTGCGTATGTTGCACCGAAGTCAACCTCTTCATCGAATGCGTTGTAAGTATTAGCGTCTACATCTAAGGTAATTTCATAGCGAGGCTGCTCCCACTTCTCGTTAGCCTTAGTAAGGTATGCCCAACTAGCCTTACCTTTAAGCATTTTACTAGCCATTATTTATCTCCCACTACAAAAGGCTCATTGTTGTTATGAACGAGTCTCTCCAATGGATTCCCACCATTGCTTTCAATGGATATATAGAACTCTTCGCCCACCTTCTCAATTGCTCGTGCTGTACCGTAATCACCTATCTTTGGGTGGTCTAAACCATACTCAAGGACAGTTGCTAAAGATAGAACAGCTTGTTCTGCGTTTTCTAATCTTACTAGTAGCTCTGATTTCTTCATAATGTTTTCTCCGTTGTGTTTAAGTTTTAGTACTATAGCACGTCATAGTAGGAATGTAAAGCTTTATTTTAATGAACCTCAGCCCAACTACTGCCTACCTGTGCTGTACCAGTCATTGGTACGTTAATCTTTAGCCATCTCCCTGCCTTACCCATTGAATCTTCCTGTATAGTTACTACATCTCTGATATAGGGTGTCTTAACTTCGTGTGTTACTTCATCGTGGTAGAAGCATACTTGTTCTGCGTCTATCTCTTTGCGTCTTATTGCTGAATCAATATAACACACTACGACCTTCATGTAAATACTTTCTGCACTCTGTAGTAAATAATTTAGCAGTTTATGTTCAGAGTCGCAAGCTACGGGTCTACCGTCTAGACCAATGAAAGAACCTTTGCGTTCCCATATAGATTTTAGTTCTCTAAGTAGTCTAGGCAAAGCAGGTACATTGCTAAAGAATGTAGCTTTAATCTGCTTAACCTTGGCGAAGGATACATTAAGTTTCTCAGCTAATGACCTATCCCCTTGACCAAAGAGTAATCCATAGTTCAATGTCTTACCCTCTGACCTGCTAGACAACCCTGCTAAATCCCTAGCTATACAGTGAGCATCATCGTTACCTTCCTTAGTTCCGTATAGTATTGCTTGGATATAAGGATGGTCTAGGCTTTCTCCCACTGCAATAAGATAATGTGCTAACATCCTCATCTGACATGAATCTGAATCAGTGGATACCAGTGCAGTACCGTAGGGAGCAATGAAGCAACTCCTAATTTCTGTTCCGAAGTAAGTTTCTGAATTAGGTAAATTAGCTATCTTTCTATGTGCTACTCTAAACGTTGCTGTCCCTACGGTATCGCATTCGCTAGGTATTCTTCCATCTGGTCTAATGATTCTTAGAAAACCTTCAAGCATACCCTTCCTATGTCGCATTGAGAAATACTTGACTACCGACTTAGCAATAGGATTCTCTAGTTTGTCTAGGTTAGGGCAAAGTACTCCATCTTTCTTAACCTTTGGGCTAGTCTTGTTACCATCTTTGTCTTCGTTGTACCACGTTGGTCTCCAACCATGGTCAACTAAGTATTGTTTGATGTGTGCGTTATCCTTGAGTAGCATTGGTCTAGTGTCTATCAAGGGGTAACGTTTAATTAGTTTACCATCTTCATCATAGAGACCATCGGTGGGTAAGGGGATATGCAAGGTCATTCCATGTAGTTCTTTATAGCCTATCCAACCACTTTCTGAACGCTCCACTTTATCAAAGAAACTCTCAGAGTAACTACTTGGTGCTCCATCTTTCAGGAATTGTTTCATTGGGGGTGTAGCTTTGGTTAGCTCAGTCTTACCGAGTTTACAAGAAGGTAACCGGGGTTCAACCTCTGCCTCTAGTTTAGACATATCCTTGTCTAGGATAACAAGGAGTTCTTTGATACGCCCTGCGTCTACCAACCAACCATGTTCCGCTTGACGTTGGATAATAGACGCAAAGTGCATCTCAGTCTCTATAGCTTGAGACCAAGTAGGTTTCATCTAAAGATACCCTGCTTTTCAGAGTTTACTTGAGCATCAAAATCCATCCCATGCTCCGCTGATGATTCCATTAAGTCACCTACCATTATTCTAATCATAGATGCTGAGTCTTCAGATATATCATCATCGATTAATGAACATAGGCTAACAAATGCCGCCTCTACATTACCTAGACGTACCTTAGTTTCGCTGAGTTCAGCCTTAGTTTCATAGAGTTCTCGAATCATTTTAACCTGAGCACTCATTATTACATCAACCGAGTTTTCTAGTTCTTTAATCATCTTTGAGTTTTTCATTGTGTTTTCTCCATCAAGTAGTTATAAAGTTTAATAGTTATGTTAACATCTTGGATACAATATTCTCCCATCTCGCTAGTATATCGTGTCCAATCTGTGTGGTCTCCCTTTGGAAAGTTAAAGGTTTGACCCCACGCTTCGAGACTATGGGACTGTCTCTTTCTGCATAGTAACCTAGATAATATCAGTGTGTCAACTATTTTCGCACCTTGTTTTGGTGCATACCTATAAAGTTTCTTAATCACTGGTAAATCATAGCCTATTATGTTGTGTCCAACAATGATATCAGCTTGCATCATCATTGCTATATCTTCCTTGATATCCTCTGTTCCAACGGATAACAATGTTTCAGAGCCTTCTTCTCCATTGTGAGAACCAACGCACCAGATTTGGGTAACCTCGTCTAGTAGACCATCGGTCTCTAAATCAAAGATTGCGGTGGTACTCATACTGGGATAACCTCTGTCCATGCCGCAAAGTGATATCGTTTTCCATCCTGACCGACAGCCCAAGAATACATACCGTCTATACTGCCTAGTTTATATTCTTGGGAGTCATCGGTATCAAGTAGTTTAAACTTAGTTTCTCTGTCTAGCTCAAATAATTTCATTGTCCTCTCCTTTGGTCATCATTGGTCTAACATCATACAACGGACAACCATTCGCTGTACAGGTTTCTGTTTGGTATCTCCAAGTTCCGTTACCTTTACGTGAATCATATATGCAATGCTTACACATAGCGTTGATTGCTTTTCTTAAACTTGGTCTCTTCTTCTTCGTCATAGTAGTCGTCATAGTAGTGCCCATCAGAATAACCTCGTTGTTTCTTCATCTTCGAATTTCTCAAGGTATCGACCAGTATTGTGGTCATAGAATAGCTTAATGGTCTTTCCTGTAGCCAATCCTGTGTACCTATCTTTCAATACCCTGAATGTAGTGGTGTTTCTTTCATCTTCATCTTCTGCTTGTTGATTACGTTCATACGCAAATATGTAGTTACTCCAGAACCCAATAGTTCTAGACCCTCTGAAGTTAGCAACAGTAACCCTTCCGCCTTCTTCATGGGGTTTTCCATTGGGTGTATTCAGGTGAGATATATAGTAGAAAGTGAAGTCTAGTTCTTCAGCTAGACCAGACATCTCCGACATAATCTTAGACAACTCTGAGTTAACATCAGCAACATCAGATACCAATGCTGTTAGGTTGTCTAGGAATATATCTTTGATTCCCATTACCACAACGTAGTACCTTATATACTCTTTGATACTATCCCAATCCTTAGTACCTTGATGATTATACATGAAGCAAGTATCCTTGATAGGTTCCATTGCTAATTCTAGTTCCTGAGTAGTCCATCCTGAATCTGGTACATGGAAACGTTTATTCGCGTGTTTTCCTGCTATTACTTTGGCTGTCTGTGCAGGTTCCTCTTCAAGAAAGAACAAGGCAACTGGGAGTTTATGCTCAAAGAGTAACCAATGTATTAACTCTTTAAATCCCTCCGTTTTACCACAGCCTGTCCCTGCACCGAATCCAAGTAGTTCCTTGCGTCTAATGCCATAGGTTAAGTCAGTGATTGTTTGCCATGGATAACTTAGACCACGTTCCACTGGTTGTATAGCTTTGTCCCATACATCAGCAACGGATACAATACCATCAGGTCGTCTAACCTTAGCCTTGAATACCACTGCCTCGAATAGTTCATGGTCTTTACCACGTAATATCATATCATTGGCATCTTTCTCGGATATTATAGCAACCTTAGCCTCTGGTAATATACGTAAGGCATCACTCAAAGCTTTATCCCCTGCTTGGTCTTTATCAAAGCATAAGATTACTTCATCAAATCTATTTATGTAATCCATAGCGGCATGAAGCTGATTGCTTACGCTAGACGAACCATTAGACAATGAGCACACTGCTCGTAGGTTCCTGTACTTCTCCGGGGAGTTATCATATATTGCTTGGTAGACAGACAATGCATCTTCTTCCCCCTCTGTAATAATCAATGCTTTACCACCAGTAAATACATGACTACCCCATAGGTCTGAATCTTTGCAGTCACCCACACAACTGAATGTCTTAGGCATTATCCTAGACTTGTACCCTGTTAGGTGTCCTTGTCTATATCTTGGGTAATATATATCTGTAACTGTCTTGCCATCTTCGGTAGACACTGCGGTCTTTACTCCGAATTTATCTCGTATTGAACCTCGTATACCCCTAGCTTTAAAGCTTGGGAGTGTTTCTATTTCATTGATACCTAGTTTCACTTCTGTGGACTCCTTAGATTTTCCTGTCTCTTTGTAATCACATCGGTTACAGAATGCACCACCATCCTCGAACCTGATTAGGTGATTGCCTGTCTTATCCTTGCCCTCTGCTCTACACCGTGGACAAGCCTCGTCTCCAACAATTCTACTCATCGCATAATTCCTCTATTTTTCTGTCTACCACAATAATGCTATACCCCATGTATGCACCAATGGTATGGATTAATTGTTGGTACATCGGACTATGTCTATCTCTAGCCTCGATAGCTACCTTAGCCATACGACTAAGGTGCTCTTTTGAGTATCTAGTCATTAGTAAACTCTAGACGTGTACATACCTTTGCTTTCTTGGAACGTAACCATAGCTCTATAAGGTTTTGTTCTTTGTAGCCATCGGTATACGTTTTAGCAGTGAATAACTCTTTGCGTAATATAGAATCATGTGGTAATTCTTCACGGCATAAGAGCATTACCCATATCCCCACGATTATCCAACCACATGATAATGTTAGGACAAGAACCAGATTATATATATCTAAGAAGAACGATAGATATATCAAGGCTGGTAAGCAGGTAACTAAAGACAGGGCGAATATACATAGTAATGTAATGAATGATAAACCTTTGATTACCTGCTTAACATATCCGCAGATATCTCTAGCTATCTCATGCTCCCATGTTACCACCAAGTCATTGATGAGTTGATAGTGCCATGATTTCTTATTGATTTTCATAGGGTGTTACTCCTGTATTAATGTGATTGCTGAACCCTCTGGCAATGGCTTAACTCTAGCCCCACGACATGACTCTGTTATACTCCACGTATGAACCGGGTTAGTCAATGAGACGATTATGTCATCATATACTCTGATAACTATGTGACCTTTATTACCACCTGATATATTACCGGCTATTCCTGCTGTAACTTCATAAAGTCTATGCATTTCCATATCCCTCATATACATGGTGTCACCTGATGTTGTTTTATTCACTACTATATCCATAATGTAATACTCCTGTTTGTTTAAGTCAATGCAAGTTAACATGAGCTACGTTAATCTGCAAGTGATATTTATTTTATTTTAAGCTGAACTAATTTAAATCCCTGTTGTCAAATCCTTTGTATACTTAGTAAAGCTTTGTATCCTTTGATAGTCTCTATAGTATTATAAAGATAGAGTAAAGATAGTGCTAAGCTACTTACTAAGTATATACAAAGGGTAATCTGTCACTATATGCCATCCCCCCGAGATTGCTTTTTAAGCCTAGCTTTAAGAGCATCCAGTTCAGTGATACAGAATACGCGCTCATTAAGCAGTGTCACCTCCCCTTTATATTTACAGGATGTCAGGGATTTAAGACTTGCGTCATAGATTGCCGATTTATAGACAACGAACAAAGCAAAGAAACCCAGTAACCAGAGAAGTGTAAACTTCAATATCTTAGCCCAGTTCATTGAGCACCCCCCGAAACTATACAGTAAACCATAATTAAAGTTAGACAGACACAGATTATGTCTAACACCAGCTGTTGTCGTTTATTTGGCACTCTCATTGATTTACCCCCAATCCAAGTCAGATAACATGTTTGCCCTAGCTGTTAACACTGGCTCTAACATTGGTTCATCATCGGGAATGTCTAGTTCTAATGACCCAACTAATTCAATTATTGCTTGTAAACCCTTGAATACTTGGAATTCCGATTCTGTTAAGAGACTAGCGCCACACTCTGGGCATGGTCTACCAACATAACTACCATAATCCTCCAGATTTACAGTATCGTTCTCATAGTCACACGCATCGCAGTTTATACCATGTGCTTGCATCA